TATAAAAATCGTGGTGTAAAAGATGGTTCTAAATTTTATGTTATTAAGAACACTAAATGTCCAGCTATATTGGTTGAGTGTTGTTTTGTAGATAATGTAGCTGATAGTAGATTATATGATTATAAAGAAATTGCTTATCTGATATATCAAGCAATTATGATGGAGGTATAAATGACAAAAGCTGATTTAAAAAAAGGTATGTTTGTCAAACTAAGAAATGGTTTAGAATGTTTAGTTTGTTATGATGATATGTTAACTAATATACATACTGGTGAGTGGGTCACATCTGCATTTAGTTATGATAAAAACTTAAATGATAAAGATGGTGAAACTGAGTTAGATATTATTAAGGTTTATAATAATATACACTCAACTAAAGTATTGTATGAACGTAAAGAAGATACTCAAGACAAGCTAAAACAAATTTATAAAATGTTAGGTGAAATAATAGATGCAAGCGTCACACAGCAGAATTGATACTTATAGAACTTGTCCGTATCTATACAAATTAAGATATATTGACAAACTAAAAGCTAAATTTGATTTTAGAGTGGACAATGCTTTAGTTTTAGGTACAGCTATGCACTTAGGTATTGATGAAGGTATTGAAGCTGCAATTAAAAAGTATTTTAGTAATTATAATAGTGTAACTCAAGGAATGGTTGATGAAGCTATTAAGTTAGAGTATTTAATTCCTAAAGTGCAAGAAGCTATTCCTAAAGATGGTTATTTTGAAGACAAAATCGAAGATAAAGATTTTGTTGGTTATATCGATTATTTAGTAGAAGTACCAAATGAAGAAGTAACAGTTGGTAATAAAACATATACTCCAACAAGTTATAAAACTTACGATCTGTATGACTTTAAATATAGTAATAATAAATCTCACTATTTAAAAGATGAACAATTACATTTATATAAATACTTCTTCGAGAAAAATAATAGAGATAAAATACGTAATTTGTATTATGTGTTTATTCCTAAAATTAAAGTTAAAGATTATAACGATAAAAACTACCAAACTAAATTAATCGAAGATTTAAAAAATGCTGAAATTGAAATAGCACAAGTTAATTATGATATTAACTATGTTATTAAATTTTTAATCGATACTAAACACTGTATCGAAGATGAAACATTTAACAAAGGTACTAATTGTTTCTTTTGTGAGTTTAAAAAATATTGCAAAAGTAATGGTGAAGATACATCAGAATTAGAAGAAATGAAAAAGGAGTAAAACTATGGGACAAAAAGTTTTAATTATCGGTCAAAGTGGTACCGGCAAATCCACTTCGATGCGTAATTTCGCAAAAGACGAAGTTTGTTTAATTAAATCAATTAACAAACAGTTGCCATTTAGAGGTAAATTTGAAGACACTTTTGTAAGTGATAAAGTGTCTGAAATTATCCGTAGAATGAAGTCTACAGATAAGAAAGTTATTGTTATCGATGATGCTCAATACGTAATGGGTAATGAGTTCTTTAGACGAGCACAAGAACAAAGTTGGCAAAAGTTTACTGATATCGGTAAAAATTTCTATGATTTATTATCTGCAACAGATGATTTACCTGAAGATGTTATTGTTTATTTCTTATTGCACACTGAAAAAGATAGTGATGGAAATATCAAAGTTAAAACAATTGGTAAAATGTTAGATGAAAAATTAACTGTTGAAGGTACAGCAACTATCGTTTTAATGACAAATGTTATTGATGGTGTTTATACTTTCCAAACTCAAAACTCAGGTAAAGATATTTGTAAATCACCAATGGGAATGTTTAATAACTTCTTAATTGATAATGACTTAAAGATGGTTGATGGAATTATTCGTGAGTTCTATGAATTATCAGATGAAGTTATTGAAGAGAAAGGTGTTTTAGCTGAAAAACCAACAAGAGGTAGTCGTAGATCGACTAGAATTGCAGCAGAAGCTATTGCTACAGAAAGTGTTAAACAATTAGCTGGTGTTGAAGATTATAAACCTAGTAATGATACAGTTCCACCAACTGAAGAAACACCTAAACGTAGAGAACGTAAAAAAATTAATGATGGTTTAACTGATGAACAACGTGAAGCTTTCAAAGCTGAAATGCGAGAAAAAAACAAAGAGTATTTAGCAGAAAAAGCTCAAGATGAAGCTAAACTTAAAAAAGATGTAACAGATATGAGCGATACTGAAGTAGTAACACCTGCTAAAGAAGTAGTAGAAGAACCTAAAAGAAGTAGAAAAACATTAGCTGAAAAATTAGCAGAAGGTGGTTTTAATATGCCTGAACCAATTGAAACAGCTGACGCAACACCAACTAGACGAAGAAGACGAACTGTAGGTGAATAATATGAAAAAGAAAGTGTATTTAGCTGGTGGATGGTTTACTCCTGAACAAGAAGAACTACACACTAGGATTTATAATACAATAAAAGATTCATATGATGTATTTAATCCTCGTAAAGAAGGAGAAATTATTAAAGGTGTTACAACAAATAATGTAATGACTCAAATTCTTATAGGTAATATTGAAGCTATTAAAGCAGCAGATGTAGTAGTAGTTATATATGATTATAAAGATACTGGTACTATTTGGGAAGCTGGTTTTGCTTATGCTTGTAAAAAACCGATCATTTACTACTCAGAAACCAATGGCAATAAACCATTTAATTTAATGTTAGCTAAAACAGGTAACTATGTAGTAAATCAAATTCAATTATTATTTGAGTTAAACGAAAGTAATAATTTTAAAGATGTATATGATTCATATAAAGGTGATATAGAATGAGACTAAATTTTGATGATTTACAATATATTTATAGACTAAAAAACATAATGAGATATAATTCTAGAACTAAAATCTCAACTGAAAGTGTCGCTGAGCATTCGTTCTTTGTAGCTTTATTAGCTTTAGAAATTTGTGACCAATATCAATTAAATGATGAATTAAAACTTCAAGTATTAATTAAAGCTATTTTACACGATATGCCTGAGATTGAGTTAAATGATATAACTTACGATGTTAAAGAGAGATTAAATCTTAGACCAATATTGAAACAGTATGAAGACACTTATTTTAATGAACATTTTAGAAAATATTCTAAACTAATGAATGACTGTGATAATGAACTAATTAACACTGTTGTAGTATATGCTGATGCTTTATCTGTTTATCAATATGTTGAACACGAAATATCATTAGGAAATAATCACACTGATATTTATAAAATTAAGAGTGATACACGTACTCGTTTAGAAGAATATCGTCGTAAGTTGAACACTTTAGTAAATAAAGGAGGACAATCAAATGATTAAAAATGGATATAAAGGAATGTCTGTTGAAGTTATTGATTTTACAAAACATCCTGGAAAAATAATGTGGGATATGCTTAAACAAACGTGGATAAGTTTACACGATGTTGAGTACAATCCTCAAAATGAATTAGTTCAAACATTTATTAAAGATAGTTTGGCTAAGCGTTTAAATCCTGCACCACAAGAAGCAATTATGATTCAAGTAGTGTTTAAAAGAATTAGTAGAGTATGTCTAGCACAAATAACTAGACAACGTGGTTGGATGTTTAATTCTGAGTCACAAATGCCACAACCTACAAATCACGATGTAGTAATTCCATTAAATATTTATAACTCTGAGTATCGTGATCGATTTATTAAATTAATTAAAGATAGCACTGAGTTATATAATGATATGGTTAAAGGTAATGAAAAGAAAGAAACTACTAATATTCCATATCAAGATGCTAGATATTGTTTATTAAATGGCCAAACAGCTGCTTTATCTGCATCATTTACAATGCCTTTATTCCAAAGATGTTGTGGTCAAAGACTAGATAATAATACACACGATGAAATTAATTACTTGTGTAGATTAACTATTAAAGAGCTAAGAAATCAAGTTAATAATAGCACTGAGTTAGATGAGTTAGATAAATATATTTATAACTATTTATTAGATGAATGTGACGCTGCTGGTGCTAATAAAAAAGTATCAACTTGCTGTGATGCAATGTTTGGTAACTCATATAAACGTTATCCTGATGCTAATAAATATGTAACTGAAGCTACTGATAATTGTTTATTAGATTATAAGAAATTAGCTTGGACTCAAGAGTTAATTAGAATGTATAACGAAGAACCTGAGTTATTACTTCCAGGTGAAACAGAAATGATAGAAAAGTGGTTAACTAACGATGATGAAAGTCTATAATATCGTTTTAGACGGTATCGATAAAACAGGAAAAGATACTATTCGTCAATACATTTACTATCTACAAAATGCTAAATATATTTGTACAGCTAGAGGTTATATGACAATGGTTGTATATACTAAACTATTTAATAGAGGCTACAAATATGATATTACAAATCAAGAGCATACAGTAAATGTATTGTTAACTGCTGACAAAGACGATTGGGAAATTCGTTGTAAAATGACGAAAGAACCATCGATCGATTATGATATTCACACAAAAGAGTTTAATGAAGTATACAACCAATTAAAAGATAATGGTTATCACACATTGATGTTCAATACTTCACATAACACACCGTATGAAATTGCTAAAGAAATATTAAAATATGTAAATAAAATAAATGGAGGAAATTAAAATGTTTGATATTGATTTAAAAAATGTAAAAGAGGCTGTAAATAAAGCAAAAGAAAATGCGTTCGTAGAAGTACCAACTGGTAAGTACATCGTTAAAGTAGAAAAAATCGAATTAGGTGAAACTGGTGAAAAAGCTAAACAACCAGGTATGCCAATGGGTAAAATTCAATTTAGAATTGTTGAAGGTAAGTATGCTAAACAATGTTTATTCTTAAATAAAATGTTAGTTTGTAAAACTCAAAATGGAGAGTTATCTGCTTTAGGTCTTCACTTATTTAATGAGCTATTAAAATCTTTAGAACCTGAATTCGAAGTAGAGTTTATTGATTTTGAAGATTATAAAGATTTATTATTAGATATTTGTGAAAATGTTGAACATAACACTTATGAAATTCAATACACAATGAAAAACAACTTCCCAGATGTTAAAGTAACAGGTGTATTTGCAGATTAATTAATAATAGCAGCTCTACGAGAATGTTAATTGATATTTATATTACTTTTAAAAGTTAACGTTCTCGTAGAGAGCTTAGAAAGGATAAATGATGTTATTATTTTACGATTTTGAGGTCTTTAAATACGATTGGTTGGTTGTAATCATAGACCCTATAAATAATATTAAAACGGTAATACATAACAACGTAGGTCAATTAAGGAGCTTCTATGAGCAAAATAAAGATAACATATGGATCGGCTTTAACTCACGAAGTTATGACCAGTATATATTAAAAGGTATCTTACTTGATATGGACCCTTATCTTATAAATGACCATTTAATTCGTCAAGATAAACCAGGTTGGCAGTATAGTAATGCGTTTAATAAAATACAACTTTACAATTATGATGTGTATAAAGGCCTAACTGATTATGGTCTAAAAACACTAGAATGTTTTATGGGAAATGATATTAGAGAAACAACAGTTCCTTTTAATATTGATCGACCATTAACTAAAGAAGAGTTGGAACAAACTATTTATTATTGTACTCACGATGTAGAACAAACTATTGAAGTATTTAAAATTAGAAAAGATGAGTTTGAAACACATTTAGGTTTAATTAATGAGTTCAATTTACCTTTGTCTAATATCACAAAAACTACTGCACAGTTAATTGCTGTAATTCTTGTAACTCATAAAAAGAGTTTTACAGATGAATGGAGTTTACGAATTCCTAGTAACTTAGACGTAAAAAAGTATAAATATGTGTTAAATTGGTATTTAGACTCAAAAAACTACAGTTATGATAGTAAACTTGAAACAACAATTGCAGGATGTCCACATATCTTTGCTTGGGGTGGTTTACACGGAGCATTAAAGAAATATAGTTATATTTGTAAAGATGATGAGCTTATGATTTTAGCTGACGTTAGTAGTCTATATCCAACGATAATGATAATGTATGATTTACTACCTAGAGCTATTAAGTCTAAACAAACTTTTATAGATATATACACTAAGAACTTAGTAATGAAGAATAATGGTGACCCTAGAAGACCTTTATATAAACAAATATGTAACACTACATACGGTTGTATGGGTGATAAATATAACCCTTTATATGATAAGTTAAATCAAAACTTAGTATGTATTTATGGCCAATTATTAATGTTAGATTTAATAGAACATTTAGAGCCTTATATCACGTTACAACAAACCAATACTGATGGTATTTTATTTAAGATTAAAAAGAAAGATTTTGAGTTAGTTGATTCAATAATTAATGACTGGGAAACTAGAACAGGTCTTTCAATGGAGTTTACTTACGCTAAGAAGTTATTCCAAAAAGATGTTAATAACTATGCGATCGTACCTACTGGTGAGTTATATAATAAGAAAGGTAAACCTAGATGGAAGTGTAAAGGTGCTTACGTTAAAGAGTTAAAAGAATTAGACTACGATTTACCTATAGTTAATGAAGCGTTAATTAATTACTTTGTTAAAGATATAAAGATCGAAGATACTATTAATAATTGTGATGAGTTAATTAAATTCCAAAAAGTTTATAAGTTAACTAGTAAGTATGACTTTGTAGAGCATAATAACACTAGATATTATTGGAAGAGTTATAGAGCATTTGCTTCTTTAGATAAGAATGACACTACTATATTTAAGTGTAAGCTTCTTACTGATGGAGTTAAAAGAGATAGATTTAGTAATGTTCCAGAGAACTGTAAGATTGTTAATAGTAATATTAAAGATGCTAAAGTACCAAACTGGTTAGATAAAAAATATTATATTGACTTAGCTTATACAAGATTAGAACAATTTGTAGGAAAGGAGTAAAAGAGATATGGAGAACACAACACAACATAAGAAGACTTTAGATTTTGCCGGAAGAGTACTTATTCCAGTTACTATTAGAAATGAATTAAACATTAAAGAAGGTTCTAAAGTTTCTATTAAAGCAGTTATGATCGACGGCAAAAAATATATTTTACTAGAAAAAGAAGGTGATTAATTTGTACAGAGGTTATATTCCTACAAAGAATAAAAAACCACTCTTAAAATTTAAAGATGCACCTTTATTAACGTTAGAAGAAGTATCTAAATATGATGAGTATGCTGGTGTTTTAGCTAAAGACACTATACTTATAGATATAGACAACCAAAAAGATAGTGAAAAGATGATGCACTTAGTAGAAGATTTAGGTTTAATTTGTAGAGTAGTTCAAACTTCAAGAGGTAAACACTTCTACTTTAAAAATAGTGATGTTAATAGCTGCTACACAGGAGTAAATTTAGCTTGTGGCTTAAAAGCAGATATTAAAGTTGGAGTTAAAAATAGTTATGCTGTAGTTAAATATAAAGACGAGGTAAGACCGATCATTTATGATAAGCTTGAAGATGAAGAGTACAATGTAGTACCTTTCTATTTAAAGCCTGTTAAATGTGATATTGATTTTAGCTCAATGTCTGAAGGTGATGGTAGAAATCAAACTTTATTTAATTATATATTAAAGCTACAAAGTTGTTTATTCTCACAAGAGCAGATAATAGCTACTATTAAATTATTAAACAACTATGTATTAGATGAACAATTAAGTGAGAATGAGATTAATACTATATTAAGACCTGATGCTTTTAGTAAACCTACTTTTTACTCTGATAAGACGTTTCTATTTGATAAGTTTAGTAAGTATTTAAAAGACTCTGCAAATATTATTAGTTTAAATGATAATTTATTTATCTATAAAGATGGTATTTATAAAAACGGTGATATTTACATAGAACAAGAAATGATTAAGAATATCGAATTATTAACTCAAGCTAAAAGAAAAGAAGTTCTAAGTTATTTAAGATTAATAGTAGAAGAGAAAGAACTAGCTGACGCACGATATATAGCTTTTAATAATGGTATCTATGATATTGTAGATGATGTGATGTTACCTTTTAGTCCTGACTTTATAATTACTAATAAAATACCTTTTGACTATGTACCCGATAGTTATCACAAATTGACTGATGATACTTTAAATAAATTAAGTTGTGAAGATAAAGAGATACGAGCTTTATTAGAAGAAGTGATCGGTTATTGTTTTTATAGAAGAAATGAGTTAAGAAAGAGTTTCTTTAGTGTTGGAGGAAAATCAACAGGTAAATCAACATTTATAGAAATGCTTCACTATATGTTAGGAAATGATAACGTATCAACACTATCTTTAGATGATATTGGTGATCGATTTAGAACAGCAGATTTATTTGGTAAACTAGCAAACTTAGGTGATGATATAGAAGAATCATTTAGCGGCAAAATATCAGTGTTTAAGAATTTAGTTAGTGGCTCACAGATAACAGTAGAACGTAAAGGTAAAGACCCATTTAATATAGAAAGAATGTACACTAAATTCTTCTTCTCAGCTAATAAGATGCCTTACTTTAAAGATAAAGCTGCAATTGATAGATTAATTATACTACCATTTAGAGCAACAATTACACCTAATGATGATGACTTTGACCCTTACATTAAGTACAAATTGTTAGTACCTGAAATGGCACAATATCTAATCTGTATAGGACTTAAAGGTTTAAGAAACGTGTTAAAGAATAAAGGCTTTACTAAATCAGTATTAGTAGAACAAGAAATGAAAGACTATGAAGAGACTAACAATCCTATAATAAGATATTTAAAAGATAAAGTAATTGATGACTTTGTTAATAACACAACTAATGATGCTTATTTATCATATTGTCTATGGGCAGAAGAAGAAGGTTTACGAAGTAAGTTAGGTAAATCTGAGTTTACTAAACAAGTTAATAAGACATTTAATTTGTATAGCTCAGTATCAAGAATTGATGGAAAATGTATAAGAGTTTTTGCTGAGAATTAGTTACACTTTGTTACACTTTGTTACACTTAAAATATAGCGTGTTATAGTGTTACACTTTAAAAGTGTAACTTTTTTTATACAAAAAATTAGTTTTTATAGGTTGTTACACTTCTGTTACACTTCGTTACACTTGAAGAAGTGTAACAAAATGAGTATGTTTAATTTAAAAAATATAGTCAAAATGTTAAATAAATATACTCAAAAGTTAAATTTGACTATATTTAAGAACTATTTATTTTATTTGTTACACTGTTACATTTATTTTTTTATATTTTTATAAAAATTATATATATTTATATATTTATATATTATATATGTATTTATAATAACATTGAAAATTTAGTGTAACAGTGTAACAAGTGTAACAACTAAAAAAACTATTTACAATTATTTCCTATTGTAGTATAATATAATTATAAGAGTAATAGGCTTTTTATGGAGGAAATAAATGGAAAGTATTGAAATAATCACTGCAATTGTTAGTTTAATAATAGCTATTGTTACTAGTGTTATTACTATTTTAACTAAATTAAAAGCAATTAAAAATATAGATAAAGCTGAAAAGCTTACTGAAGGTTTAATTGGTCTACAACATATAACAGATAAAGTTAGAGAGTTTGCTATTATTGCTGAAAACAATGGTGGTACAGGTGAAGAAAAGAAAAAATTCGTTTTAAAATCAATTGAAGCTATTAGTGAAGAATTAAACTGGAAGTATAACGAACAATTAGTAACTGACATACTTGAAACATTTATCGATCTAAGTAAGAAGATAAATAGTAAGTAGTAGGTGAGTATAAAATGAGTGAAGTAGTTATTGTAGCGTTAATATCTTTATTAGGAACTTTGTTTGGAACATTTGCTGGTATATTAACATCTAGCAAATTGAGTAATTATCGAATTGAGCAATTAGAGAAAAAAGTAGATTTACATAATAATGCTGTTGAGAGATTATTTGTAGCTGAAGGTAATATCACAGAGCTACAACACGATATTAAAGAGATTAAAAAGAAATTAAATTAATAAAAAAAAAATTATATTATACTATATTAATAAAAGAGATGATAATATGAACAAAAATAATGCAGGTAGAAACTGTATGTATTTTACACAAGTACAACCGTTTCTCAAAGACATTGAAGAGTGGTTAGATAAAGGTGCATCACTAAAACAATGTGCTAGAAATTTAGGAGTACCTTATTCTACGTTTAATGCTTATAAAAAACAATTTGAAGAGTTGGATAAGATATGTAAGAAATTACGTAAACCAGTAATATTAGAACTTAGAAGTGCATTAGTTACTAGAGCTTTAGGTTTTACTCATACTACTAGAAAAGCAATTAAAGTAAAAGATGTATTTTATGATAACGGAAAGAAAACAAGAGAAACTGAAAAAGTTATTTATTATGATGAAGACACTTACTTTCCACCTGATACTACTGCGATATTTGGTGCTCTAAACTTATATGACCCTGAGTATGTTAAAGATAAGAAAAACTATGAGTTAAAGAAGAAACAATTAAACTTACAAGAAAAACTAGTTGAGGAGAAAATCTTTTAGTTATGGTAAAGACATTTAAAATCAAATACACAATAGGTCAAGATATTAAAGTTATTCGTGTTAAAGCTGAAGATATTGATGCAGCTTTATTTTGGTTTTATGTGAATTATCAATGTGATGATGTAATTAGTGTGGTGACTGAAGAAGATGTATAACTCACTACATAGTTTTTATACTTCTGATAATTGGCAGAATGCTAGACAAAGATTAATGTTAGAACGTGGAATGATATGTGACCATTGCAAGAAGTTAATACTTAAGAAGTATGACGCAATAGGTCATCATATAGAAGAGTTAACAATGCTTAATGTTAATGACTTTAATATAAGTCTTAACTTAGATAACTTAATGTTAGTTCATAGAGATTGTCATAATGCTATACATAATAGATATGGTTATTACACTCAACATAGATATTTAGTTTATGGTTCTCCTTTATCAGGTAAGACTACATATGTGAATAGTGTAGCAACTAAAGATGATTTAGTTATTAGTTTAGATGATATAAGATTTGCTATTACAGGAGGACACTATCACGCTAATAGTAATAACACTAATGATGAAGCATTTGCAGTTAGAGACTTCTTGATAGATCGAGTTAAGACAAGAGGTTATAGAATGAAGTTCCATAACTTATATTTAGTCGGAGGTTACCCACTTAAGAGTGAACGTGAGAACTTATGTAAAGCTTTAGATTTAGAAGAAGTATTTATTGATGTAACAAAAGAAGAATGTTTAGCAAGACTAGAAGCTGTTAATGATGGTAGAGATAAGATTGCTTGGAAGAAATACATTGATAAATGGTTTAATGATTTTAGATATTAAATAATAATAAATAATAATATTTTTTAACAATTTTGAGGTTGGTGATAGTTTGCTCCTTTCCTAGCACTGTAAAACTGCAAAGTGTTCCTCAAACTATACGCCCTGGCTATATTGAGTACTTTTATAGTCTGACGAGTACTGTAACGTGAGTTGCTCTTACACCAAAAAGGAAAATTTGAGTTTTCCGGTGAGAATTTACCGAACTTTTTCAATATTAATTAAACTATACGACTACCTTATAAAATTTATAAGTGAGGTGTTAAAATGAAAACAATTAAAATAGATTTAAGTAGAGACTTAGATTCAATTGAATTAGTTGCTTTATCTGATTTACATATTGGTGACCCTTTATGTGATATAGAACTAATCAAATCTAAAATCGAATATATTAAAAAGAATGAAAATGTTTATTGCATACTAAATGGTGACTTAATGAATAATGCCACTAAGAATAGCGTTAGTGATGTTTATGGTGAAACGATGACACCTATGGACCAATTAGCTCAAATCGTAGTTTTATTCGAACCGATCAAAGATAAAATCTTAGCCATTACTAATGGTAATCACGAAGCTAGAAGTTGGCGATTTGATGGAATTGATTTAATGAAGTTATTAAGTATGCAACTTAATATCGAAGATAAATACTGTAATGAAAGTGGATTGTTATTCTTAAGATTTGGAAAACAAAGTCGTGGCCATAAAGAGAAAAATAGTAGTGGTGAAGTTATGCGTGTTTGTTATGTGATATATGTAACACACGGTACTGGTGGTGGAAGAAAAGAAGGTGCTAAAGCTATAAGACTTGCAGATATGGCAAATATAGTTGACGCTGATATTTATATTCACTCACATACACATTTGCCTATGGTAATGAAACAATCATTTTATAGAACTGAAATTAGAAGCAGTTCTGTTTCTATAGTTCCTAAATTATTTGTTAACACTGCTTCAATGCTTAATTATGGCGGATATGGTGAAGTAGGAGAATTTAAACCTAATAGTAAAGATACACCTCATATTTTCTTAAGTGGTAAAGCTAAAAAGTTTTCAGCTAAACTTTAAGAGGTGACACAATGGAAAGAAGCGAACAATTACATAATATAATTGATGAGTTAGACGAGTCAGTTCAATTATTAGGTCACTCATTAGTTGATAGAATGCTATTTTTAGAAGCTCAACTATTCGAACTTGAAAAATTACCGTTTATCGAGTTTAAAAAAGACAATCCTTTAAAACAAAGAGAATTACCTGCTCGTAAAGCATATTTATCTATATTGCAGCAATATCACTTA